TTTAATGAAGTGGATAGACGAACTTGTAGCGAAGTTTAATAGCGTAGTGGAATCGGCTTCTAACATAGGTGGAAGCATAGGCGACTTTGCAAGTAATGCATGGGAGGGAACTAAGAATTTCTTTGGAGGTGGCGAACAAGCTACACCTCAACCTGTTACGACAAATAATGTAAGTTTTCAAATTGACGGCTCTCAAAACCCAGAGGCAACAGCCGAAGCGGTCAGAAGAGTAATGAACGAAGAGCTCAACAAATCAGCACAAAGAGGAGGTTTTTAATGCCTTTATTTTCACTTTCCAGCTTAGTGCCAAATGAACTTACAATCGGTAATCAGTCTATCCGTGTCGATGGGATAACAGAGGTATCAACAACAAACTCACGAATGATTACATCTCATCCAGTTGAACAAGGCTACAACATCACAGACGCTCAACATCAACTGCCGATACGAACAACATTTAAGATTTGGATAACCGACAATCCTCAAAGCGTGATAGATGATAGAGTTTATACAACTTTAGCAAATAGCACAGGTCTTAGACTTGTTGAGGGTAACGTCAAAAAGCAACTTCAAAAGATGGAAGAAGAGGCAAACAAAGGCGGATTAGTTACGGTTAAAACTAAGTATTCTATATACAAAGATTTTTACTGCGAAAACTTCTCTTGGACTGAAACGAGTGCGATGGGAATACAGATAAGCGTTTCGATTATGGAAAAACAAGAGAGCGGCGACGACACAAGAACGACCGCAAACTTTTCGCCTGATTTGGGTTTATGGAGTTAGAATGATAAATGTAAAACTAGACTTAACTTATACAAATAATTCTATCAAAACCGCAAACTATGAACTACAATTCAAATATAACACAGATGCAGATTATTTTTATTTTGATTTATTTAGTTCAAACGGCGACTTAATTCGACTACATAATAAAGTAGTAACAGGCTATGATTACGGCACAGGGATACGCTTCACATCGTCCGAGAGTGCAAGTTACGCAAATGCTCAAAATATTACATCTTTTATGGCGGTTATTGATGGCTAAATTTTCGACAAGAGACATCGTAGCAACAGTCACGAGCAAAAAAGACACGAAAGTATTCAAAGATTTACACTTTAATATAGAAGTTATCAAGACTCTTTCGGCAACGCCAAACATTGCAAATATAACGATTTTCGGACTTGCAAAAGAGTCAAGAGACTTTTTAACAAGCATATATGAAGATGAAAAATCAGAGTTTAGTGTGGATGTAACTTTGGATAATAAATCTTTTTTTAGCGGCGATATTGTAAACGCAAGACACACTTACAATACAGGGAATTGGGAAACAACTATCTACGCAAACGAGGGCTACAACGCTTTCAGAAAATCCGCAAAAGTGGAAACTAAAAAAGGCGATTCTAGAGGGAGTGCCTTAGATAAACTTTTTGATAGTCTAACGGATGTAGGCTTAAACGATTTTGATATACAAGCATTAAAAAACAATTGTGGAAGTAAATCTATTTTAAAACGAGTTCTTTATGAGGGCAATGTTATAGAAAACATTAAGAAACTTATTAAGGACTGTTTACCTGATGCAGATACATTTATAGACAATAAAAAATTAAACATACTCCCAAAAGGTTCAGCTATTCCAAAAAACACAATTCTAACAGAGTTTTTAGCACCTCCGCAACTTAATGAGCAGGGATGCCGTGCAAGCGTGAGAATAAACACAGATGTTCAAATAGGGGGGACGATAGAACTACAAGCAAAGAGCTATAATCAAGCCTTTGGAAATCTAACTTTAAACCGTGCGAACAAAAGACGATTCAGTGGAGAGGGTACTTATAAAGTGATTGAGATATCTCACACTTTTGACAACAACACGCAAGCCGTAGCTAAAACAGACATAACAGGGATATTTTTAAGATGAATTTTGACGGATTAGAACGCTTTGTAAATGGACGAATAGAGGACTTTAAAAAGCTTTTAGAAACTTCTACATATGGAGAAATTAAAACACTTAATGAAGATAGTGTAGATATTTATTTGCCTCAAAGAGATATCACTCTTCCAGATGTTCCCGTGTTTACTTTACAAGGCTCAGGAGAGTATCTGCAATTTCCTTTAAAAGTTGGGGAAGAGGTATTAATTGTATTTGCAAAAGACTCGGCTCTTGACTGGTTAAGCGGTAATGAAATAACGAGTGAGATTAACTTCGGTCTAGAAAATGCTTTTGCATTGGTAGGCTTAGACACTTTAGCAAACCCTCTTAAGCTTACGCAAGTGACTACTCTAAATGTAACTAAGATGAAGATACAAAACAGCACGGCGGAGCTAATAACAACACTAAGCAACCTATTGGCGCAACTAATCGAGACTACTGCACAACTGCAATTATTAAAAGTTACAACCATCGCAATAGGACAACCGACGACAGTTCCAACCAATGCTTCAAATTTTGGTATAATACAAACAGAATTAGAAACTTTGAAATCTGAAATAGATTCATTTAAGGCTTAACGTGATTGATTATCTTGTAGATGAAAACTTTGATATTGTTTTACCTTTGCAAAAAGTTACAAACAAGAGTTATTTATTATTTCAACAAGTCAGACTTCTATTGAACACTTGGACTTTTGACTTTCCTTATGATGTTACTATGGGGATTGATTATGAGGGTAAGATTATAGGAACTCAAAGCGTGGATGTAACAGAAATAGAAATCGAATACTATTCAAAAATATCGGCATTGCAATATTTTAAAACTTTAACAAATTTCGCAATTTCTCAAAATGCACAAAGAGAGCTTTTAGTTAGCTTCGATGTGACATCAACAGAAAATCAAACTCAAAACTTCACACAGGTGGCATAAAATGGCAGTAATTACAGAAGAGGGTGTTAAACTAAGAAGCCTTGCGGATACAGTTCTTGATAACTCAACACTATGGACTCAAAAGACGGGCGATGTTGATGTAGCTCCATCAAGTGCGGCGGGTGAACTTATAGCAATCAAGAGCGAAGCAGACACACGCTTCGAGCAAGACCTAGCGGCTGCATTCGTAAACAATACAGTAATGGCAGACGAAATAAACCTAGACCAGTATGCAGAGCGCAAAGGCGTATATCGTCGTTTAAATGTTCCGACCGTTGCGGTCGTTAGTATTACAGGCGATAACGGCACGATTATTTTAGAGGGTACTTCTTTTACTTGCTCGGCAAATGATGAGATATTTACAACTCAGTATCAAGTGACTATAGCCGGCGGCGTGGCTCAGGTCGCAGTTAGCTCTGAAAACTATGGCGTAACTTGTCCTGCTCAAACTTTAGAACTTACAAGCGAGATAGTAGGCATTACAACCGCTACAAACACCGTGAGCGGAGTTATCGGCTATAAAACTGAAAGCGATGAGAGCTTAAGGGAGCGTTTACAGTTAGTAGGCACAGAGCAAACTCACATAAAAGACGGTTTATATTTTGCTTTGCTCCTATTAAATGGTGTTTCTTTTGCAAAAGTGATTGACAATAACACGGACGCAGTAATGCACGGCGAAATCCCTGCAAGATACTTTAGTGCTATTGTTGTTGGTGGAAATGATAGCGAAGTTGCTAACACCGTTTATGATTTTATGCAAAATGGGAACCCTAGCTTTGGCGAACAGTCATTAATCGTAAGTTCTAAACGAGGGCAAAAATATCCAGCATATTTTACCCGTGCAACTGAGCAAAGCGTTGAGATAGAAATCACTTTAACAACAGATGCAAGTTTTTATGATTTAAGCGGAGAGGGTTTCATTATTAATAAAGTTATAGAATATACAAACTCTCTCAAAATTGGAGAAACACTATATAAACAAAAAGTAGAAGCTATTTGTTTTATAGAGGGTGTAACGGCAGTATCTTTAACATTAGACGGCGGAGCCTTAGATATAGTGCCAGATTATAAAACTAAATTAGCAACAAACAACACTTTGGTGAGCATAGCATGATTAATCCAAAAACTCGGGTAACTCCAAAATTTAGAGACAGTACTAATTTTAATAATATTTTAGAATTTCTTACTGCCTATGATGAAGAGAGCCTTGATATAATTAAAGATATGAATAACTTAGATTCAGACTACTCAATTGTCCTAGATGAAATCGGTAAAAGTTTAGGTGTATATCCAAGACCTCTTTTACCAAAAACGATTGATGGAAAACCAATAGTTTTCACATATGGACTTTCGCAGTACGGAACAGTTCCGTATTCTTTCGCGGATTTAGGAGAATATAGACCTATGACTGATAAAGAATATTCAAAAGTGCTTCGAGTCTTTGCGTTAGGATTAAATTTCAGAGGATTAGTACAAGAGTGGGAAGACATTTTATATGTTCTTACTAATAGCACAGTAAGCTTTTCAAATCAAGCAAGCCAATTTGGAATAATTGTTCACAGAGATTTGAACTTCCTTGAGAAAAAAATCATAGAATACGTTTTACGCTATAATGCGCTAACGGTAAGTATCAACTTCATAGGCACAGTTCCTGAGGGTGCAGAGCCGTTCAGGTACGGAATTTCTCAGTATGGCAATATGACTTATCCAGAGACATGGTAAAATTTAAAACAAGGAAATAAAAATGGCTAATCCAGAACTAATTGACGGGTTTGACAAAAATGATACAAACACGCAACCAGTACCAGATTTTTTAAAAAATGACGGTTACGCCGATGGGCAGGCAGTAGAGGCTTATGAGCATAATGAACTGTTTAAACAGCTCTTCGCCGCTGCAAACAAAAACAAGAAAGATGGTATATGGGATTATGACGCAACACTAGAATACGGCATAGGCTCAAAAGTAAGCTATAATGGAGAGGCTTACACTAGCTTGGCGGTGCAAACGGGCGTTACCCCTGTTGATGATGATATAACTTGGAGGAAAGACACAAAACCCCAACTCTGGCAAAACCAAGCAGTAACAATCACACCTCCAACAGACGCAGACTACACGCTAGATACGGATGAGAACGGATATGGTAGATTAGTTCTAGACTTATCCAACTGGACGCAAGCACGTAACATCATAGTAGATAACAGTGAGCGAAGCTTCATAGTAGATAACTCAGCAGGAACATACACCGCAACAGTCAAGACAAGTGCAGGAACTGGCATACCAGTTTTAGCAGGTACTAAAGTATGGTTACTATGTGATGGTACTGATGTTATTAATAGTGTTGATACAGAAGTTGCATGGGTAGCAAACGACACAAGGGCAAAAACAGCACTTAATGCTAGTGGTGATGCTCCTATATATGCTTGTAGGGCTTGGGTTAATTTTAATGGTACTGGAACAGTTGCAATTAGAGCGAGTGGGAATGTTAGTAGTATTACTGATAGAGGTGTTGGGATGTACACGGTTAATTTTGCTAAGGCTATGCCTGATGCTAATTACAGTTGTGGTCATTTGGCAAAAGGAGGGACTCCCTCTAATGATGTGT